GTGGATACCAAGGTCCGCGCCGGTTTTACCGGCGATACGCCGCGTGTTCTCGGCTGGGATGCCGTGGGCGTTGTGGCGGCGGTGGGCGAGGCGGTAACGCTTTTCGCGCCCGGGGATGAAGTCTGGTATGCCGGTGCGCTGGGACGGCCTGGCAGCAACAGCGAGTTTCAGCTGGTGGACGAGCGCATTGTCGCCCTGAAACCTAAAACCCTGGATAACGCCTCCGCTGCCGCATTGCCGTTAACCGCTATCACCGCATGGGAGATGTTGTTCGATCGCCTGGGCATTCAGGAGCAGGGTAATGAAGGCGACACGCTGCTGATCGTCGGCGCGGCGGGCGGGGTGGGGTCGATTCTGGTGCAGCTGGCGCGCAAGCTGACGAAAATGACCGTGGTAGGTACGGCCTCACGCCCGGAAAGCCAGCAGTGGGTGCGGGAAGCGGGGGCGCATCACGTTATCGATCACAGCAAACCGCTGTCGGAAGAATTAGCCGCCGCGGGTATCAAAGAGGTGACCCACGTCGCCAGCCTGACCCATACCGCAGCGCACTATGATGAGATTATTAAGGCGCTAGCGCCGCAGGGCAAACTGGCGCTGATCGACGATCCCGATACGCTGGACGCCCGTCCGCTGAAAGCGAAAAGTATCTCCCTACACTGGGAGTTTATGTTCACCCGCTCTATGTTTGAGACCGCCGATATGATTGCCCAGCACCAGATGCTGACCCGCGTGGCAAATCTGATTGACGAGCAGGTGCTTACCACGACGCTGGGTGAGCATTACGGGGCGATTACGGCGGCGAATGTGCAGAAGGCCCATGCGCAGCTCGAGACCGGGCGTGCGGTCGGGAAGATTGTACTGGAGGGGTTCTGAGATGGCCACCTCTGACATCATCTCGCTTATAGCGGTTCTGAAGGCGAAGCCCGGCAAACGTGACGCGCTGAAGACGGCCTTACAGGCGCTGCTGCTGCCGACCCGTCAGGAGCCGGGCAACGTTGAGTATCAGCTGTTTCAGCTGCGCGATACGCCGGACATGTTTTACGTCCGGGAAGCCTGGCGAGGCCAGAAGGCACTAGAGGCTCACATTGCGCTGCCCCATTTCCAGGCCTTTATCCTGCAGATGGATGAGTTGCTGGCGGAGCCGCTGCGGCTGGATTACCTGACGGCGGTAGAGGCTTAAGGATTCTGTTGAGGGACGCAGGGAAGGTTAGAGTACTGGAATAGAGGGACGGTAGAAACAAAAAAGCCCGCATTGCGGGCTTTCAGGACTTTGTATCAGGCTCTGGTGACCGTTAACAAAGAATTTTGGTGGAGCTGGCGGGAGTTGAACCCGCGTCCGAAATTTCTACATACCATTTTTAGTATAGTAAAAACAGCCATTTACTCTTAAAAACAGTGGGTTAGTATTATTCGGTATTCTTCCGTTTTACGCATTTTTAATGCCCTGCCGCCAAAATGCCGCCAAGCAAAGTCTTACCTCCTACAACATTTGTGTAGGTGAACTACTAAATCTTACTCTGTTATTCACTGGATGGCTCAGTGAGAGACTTAGCAGGCTGTTCGCTTGAATGTTTATCTTCCTGCGTAGAAGCTGTCGCAGCTTCATTTATAGAAGTTAAAACCCCTTTCAAGGGCTTCGAACGCGCTGGCAATGGTGTTTGATCTAAAATGAGCCTTGCTTCTTTAGCGCTGTTACGAAAGATTTTCACTTTATTTATCAAGTCAGGATGGCTCTGTTTAGTAATTCCATATATATCAAGGATTTCTAATAGAACCACGCTAATTTTATGACAAATAAGTCTCATCCTTAATATAGTAATTATTATGCATAATTTTGGGCTTCGACTTTTTGTATCAATTATAGTAACATCTCTAACGTCATCATTTAAATATAAAAAAGCGCATAAAGTTAGCAGGTTTATTCTTATTGTTTTTAGTTCTTCATTATTTTCATCAACGCCATTACCTATTGTATTAATGTAATAATTGCTATCTAATGCCTTAAACGCGTTTATATTTTTATCTAATAACATATTGATTTTTTTTATTACTGAATTAGATGGTGTATATTGTGGTCCTAGTATAGGAGATGAGTCTGGGTATAATCTTTTATACAAGCTGTGAGGTTGGGTGACGGATAAAATTAAAATGTTTGCTTGTTCTGTTTTCTCATTTTCAGATTTCACTACTCTCTTGCTATAATTAACCTTCCCAAGAAACTCTACGTGATACTTATTATGAGCATAATAACCATCTGTTTGATTTTTGGTTTCGGCAGTTTTTATTTGAGCTTCTACTTGATAAGTTCTATGAAGATTAGTGACAATAGCGCCGAGCGGTACTGATGATGCTAGCAAAAGCAATGGAAGTTTAGAAATCTCTATGAAATTATTCATTCCTTCGTTGTCAAGTTGTGGCAGATGGCCTATCCATGAAAAAATTCCAAAGTAAAAAAAACTCAAAACAGGTGTTAATATTGCAAACCAAAAAATCTCCTGAGAGAATAAATTCCTATGGTCTAGTTTGTACCATCGTTTAAATACTATAAGAGTAATAATTGATGCTAAAATGATGATGTATACTGCCAATATTATGATAGAGTTTTTAATGTCCATTTTAAAAGCCATATAGATTATGCAAAGGGTTTTTAGTAACTGCATCTTCAAGATGATCAGGTGAAAAGTGTGAGTAAATCATTGTCATCTTTATATCGGCATGCCCCAAAATTTCTTTAAGGACGAGTATGTTTCCGCCGTTCATCATAAAGTGGCTGGCGAATGTATGGCGCAGCACATGCGTGCACTGGCCTTCAGGCAAGTCGATACCCGCTCTTTTTACTGCGCGCTCAAAAGCTTTTCTGCAGGGTGTGAATAGCTTACCTCTGTTTTTGGGCAGCTCGTCATACAGATCCTGAGATATCGGTACGGTTCGGTTTTTCTTGCCTTTGGTTTTGGTATAGGTGATCCGGTATTTAGATAACTGATGGCCCTGCAGGTTTTCGGCTTCACTCCACCGCGCGCCGGTGGCCAGGCATACCTTTGCGATCATTAACAGGCTGGGGCTTTGAGAATCAGCGCAGGTATCAAGCAGGCGTTTAATTTCGTCTTGGGCAAGGAACGCCAGTTCCCCCTCTGCGATTTTGAATGTTGGTAGCCCGGCGAGCGGGTTAGGCGCTGACCAGTGGCCCAGCTTTTTCAGGGTGCCAAAAACGGATGATAAGTTACGCTGTTCCAGGTTTACCGTGCGGGGCTTTACTGGCGACATCAGCGTGCCGTCTTCGTTACGTACTTCACCTTTTAATCGTGCTTCGCGATATTTTGTAAAGTCACCGGCGGTTAACTCAGAGGCAACGGGATCGCCCAGGCCATTGCAGATAATATTCAGTTTCGCCATTAGGCGCTTGGGGTCTGCGAGCGTCTGGCCGTAAAGGGAGTGCCACTGCTCAATCAATTCTGACAAACGCCGCCGATCTTCCTTTTCACCCAGCCACGGCTTTTTGTTCACTTCATCCATGGTGAAGTTTTCGAATGCTACAGCCTCGCCCTTTGTCGCAAATTGCTTGCGCACACGCTTGCCGTCACGCCCGTTCGGGTAACACTCGCACAACCATTTTCCGTTCGGCTGCTTTCTGATCGTCATAGTTAGATGCTCTTAATGACTTTTACTGCGCGGCCAACTACCTCTACATCATCTACGGCGCACTCAAAGGATGCTTCATCCTGATGAACCACAATTTTATTGCCAGGAATGCGGGCAATCTTGACGAAGCTTTTAACGCCGTCAATGTCTACCAGCCAATAACCATTGCTGATTTGTTTCACAGACGTATCCACCACAAAGCTATCACTGGCTGTTTTTACAAAAAGAGAGTTAGACGATTCACCATCCAGCAGTCTGCTATCGAGAAGGATTTCATCACTCTGATGCAGTTCGCCGTTCTTCAGCTCAGCATGTTTGATACTGGGAGCCACGATTTTAGAAAGTGGTCTTACCGTGACGGAGGTTTCGTTTTTGAGATTCTTTTCTTCGTTCTCACTCGCATACATATCTCCCTGACCGGTAGCCAGCCATAGAAGGGAAATTCCTGTTTCAAGGGCGCATTGAATTACCCATTCAGCGGGGAAGCTATCTCTTAAGTATCTGTTAGCCATAGTGCTTTTCGATACATCCAGATGTTCGCAGAGCTGCTGACGTGAGCTGAAATTGTAGGCCTTAATAAGCCTGTTGATTGCATCACGCCCACCACTATCATTTCCCGCTTTGATTAAACTCATAATCAAACCCCTTGACGCATATAAAAAGTGATCCTAATATCCGCTCATGGTTTGAAAAGCAAAACCAAACCACATAAAACGAGATGAAACGAAAACAAACTAAGAGATACTGCACTATGAGCACAGATATTTCAATTCGTGTACCAAAAGAGATGGCTACGCCTGCAGAGTTCGCGGAATGGGAAGGCATTTCCCGCGGCTCTGTTTATCAAAAAATTCACCATGGACAGCTTGCTAAGTACATGGTTAAAAAGAATAAAAACAAAGGTCGCGTAAGCCTGCGTTACTTAATGTACAAAACCGATCAGGTCCGTGAGTCTCTTGGTCATTCCAACTTCCGCGTCATTGTTGGTCAGTAAGTTCGATTATGAGAACTTTTTAAGGGGCTCACATGTTTGATTATAAGATTTCCAAACATCCACACTTTGAAGAGGCCTGTCGGGCTTTCGCACTGCGTCACAACATGGCGAAGCTGGCAGAACGTGCGGGAATGAATGTCCAGACACTGCGCAACAAACTGAACCCGGACCAGCCGCATCAGCTCACCCCGCCTGAAATTTGGCTGCTTACCGATCTCACTGAGGACTCAACCCTGGTTGACGGCTTCCTGGCACAAATTAACTGCCTGCCATGCGTGCCGATGAACGAAGTGGCAAAAGAGAAATTGCCGCACTACGTCATGAGCGCCACCGCTGAGATCGGGCGCGTTGCCGCCGGTGCCGTTACTGGCGATGTGAAAACAACCGCCGGGCGCCGTGACGTGATCAGCAGCATCAATTCAGTAACTCGTCTGATGGCACTGGCTGCCGTTTCCATGCAGGCCCGCCTGCAGGCCAACCCCGCTATGGCAAGTGCGGTGGACACCGTAACGGGCCTTGGCGCTTCGTTCGGCATCATCTGAGGTGATTATGCTGACTAAAGAACCATCATTCGCATCGCTTTTAGTTAAACAAAGCCAGGGTATGCACTGCGGCCATGGCTGGATTATCGGGAAGGATGGCAAGCGCTGGCACCCGTGCCGCTCTCAGGATGAACTGCTGGCAGGGCTGACCACTACCAAACGGGGGAAACCATGGCTATTGAAGGCACTGCGGCGACTGTTCCATTAAGCCCGGGTCAACGTATGGAAGGGCTGAACCGAATAGCGGAATTAAGGGCGAATGTGTTTGGTCTGAATATTGAGCCAGAGCTTGAAAGGTTTATTAAAGATATGCGCGACCGCCGCGATATAAACCATAAACAAAATGAGCGGGCACTGGCAGCCATATTCTTTATGGCAAAAATTCCGGCAGAACGTCACGGCGTCAATATTAATGATCTGACTACTGACGAAAAGCGGGAACTGGTTAAAGCAATGAATCATTTTCGTGCAGTGGTGAGCTTATTTCCCAAACGGCTAACCATGCCGAATTAACCCACAACAGAAATTAATGGCGTAAACCCGCCGGGCATTCTTTTGCCCAAATTCAGGAGAAAGAGAAATGCAGAAAGAATTACCAAAAATGGTTGTGCCAGAAAACGACCAGCTTATGGCGGTGATCGATATTGCCAAACGTGAGGAGCGCAAAGGCCGCGCACTCGCTGTTTCAATCCGCCTTGAGGCGCTGGCAACCCATATCACCAACAGAGGGTTAAACGGTATTGAAGCGGCTGAACTGCTGCGCCGTGAAGCAACCCGCTACGAAAACGAATCACAGGAGCTGCACTAATGGCTGACTCTATGGACCTCGTACAGCAGCGCGTTGAAGAACAGCTGCAGCGCCACATCCATAATGCCCGCAGCCGAAAGGTTGGGGCTTCTTCACTGGGGTGTGAAAGCTGCGGAATTGTCATTCCAGAAGAACGCCGGGCCGCCGTGCCGGGCTGTGATCTCTGCGTTACCTGTCAGGAAATCGCAGAGCTTAAAGGCAAACACTACAACGGAGGTGCTGTATGAGCACCATCCTGAAATGGGCGGGCAATAAAACTGATGTCATGCCCGAATTGATTAAGCACCTTCCTGCTGGCCCGCGACTGGTTGAACCTTTCGCGGGTTCCTGCGCAGTGATGATGGCGACAGACTATCCTCATTATCTTGTCGCGGATATTAACCCTGATTTAATAAATCTATATCGGGAGATAGCAACAAACGCATCAGATTTTATTGAGCGTGCCAAACATCTGTTTAAAACATTCAATAGTGAAGATGGTTATTATGATAGCCGGGATTCATTCAATCACGATAAAGACCCTGAATGGCGCGCGCCGCTGTTTTTATTCTTAAATCGCCACTGTTACCGTGGTCTTTGCCGTTATAACAAAAAGGGAGAGTTTAACGTCCCTTACGGTAATTATAAAAAACCGTATTTTCCTGAAAATGAAATACGCGCTTTTGCTGAAAAAGCTACCCGCGCCACGTTCATTTGCGCCAGCTATGACGAAACTTTGGCATTGTTAGTGCCTGGGGATGTTATTTATTGCGATCCGCCTTATGACGGTACTTTCAGTGGCTATCACAC